GACAACAGAAAAATAAATCTTAGAATATGCACAAAATCAGAAAACATGAAAAACAGAAAAAAACAATCAAACAACACGTCTGGGTATAAAGGTGTGTTCTGGCATCATAAAGCAAATAGATGGAGAGCACAAATTGTTATAAACAAAAAGGCAAAACATTTAGGTCTTTTCGATACTCCTGAAGAGGCTGGAAAAGCCTATAGAGAAGCCGAATTAAAATATTTTGGTGAATATTCAAATAGACAAAACTAAAAGAGAGCACCATATAGTGCTCTCTTTGTTTGTACGGATACGATGATTAGGCAGAAATACCAGGGCCGCCTGGATTCCACTCCGAAAAAGGACTGGGCCCAGGATAACCGGTAGCCACACCACCATTGACGTGGTAGGGCTGACTCGGCAATACATCGTCGGTGTGCTGCAAGGGCACGTAAACGACATTCTGCAAGCGTCCGGCCAGTTGTGGTGTGCGCAAGATCAAGCGCGGTTCCACCTTCGAGATCACTTCGATACACCAGTTATCGGGTGGTTTGACACCCCACAAAAAGATACCATTATCCGTCCAGAAGAAGGAGGTCGCGCGCATGTCCTGCACGGCGGGCATCGTACCCACACCGTAATCGAAGTATTCCCAGTACAGGGTCCGCAGAGTCCCGCCTCGGGCAGCAAACGGAACGATATAAATATCGCTCGAGTAGCCGCCGATCGGGATGGCCGCGTTATCTGCCGTGGTCTCTTCCGTGATGCAGTCGTCCTGGATGACGGGCACACGCATATTATCGATCCACAGGAACGATCCGTCGCGCATGGAATTCTTCATCTCCAGGGCTGCTGAGACTTCGTAAGAGCCAACCGGGTCGATGTTAGCGGTATCCGGGTTGCTGCAGCGGTAAGTCATGTAATTGCAGGGCCAAATCTCGGTGATGTAGTAGAACAGGTCACTGCGCATGACCAACCGGAAATCAACCGGAGCCAGGTTCTGTTGCACCGCTTTACGCCGCAAGATGTGCATCATAGTCGTCAGCGTGCGCACCAGAGTCGGATCAGTGGACGTGTCTACCTGCCGGTAGTTGAAATCCTTCACGTCACTGTACAGGGACGGGCAGGCGGTTCCAGCTATGGCGTCCACTTTGTTGGTTCCGATCAAAAGATCGAGTCCGGCAAATTCCTTGTAGCCGCCACCGGCCGCGCTGTTGGATGGATTCCCGACAAACACCTGCGGGCAGAACCAGCGTTGGTACGCGATTCCGACTTCCAGCATGCGCAAGGTCATTTCACGGCCTGCCAGAATAGCCTGGGCGCTGCTCATACGTCCGCCCATGAAGCTATTCATGAGACCGCCCATCTGGTTCACCAGGGGGCCGTTCTCAAGTTGCAAGTCCATGAATTCGCCGCGGTTCATCTGTTGGCCGATGTGGTTGATCTCAACCTGGCGGGTTTTGAATTCCTTACGGCCAAAGACCGCCGTAGAAATACAGGTCTTCATGCCAGCCGCTTCGGGCGGGTCATCACATACGCCGTCCTTCTCTTGCTGGTCGCTGCGCAAGAAGCCGGTAATGTATGGGAAAAGCGGGTTGAGTTCGTTGGTAGCGCCGTCCCGCATGGCGCCGGTCGCGCCGATCGGGATCACTTCGCCCAATGAACCGGTGATCTGCGTATGGGTCGAGATCACACCGCGTTTCAGGCCGCGCACACCGAACAGGCCGCCCGGACCGTGAACGTAAGGTCCTACCGGCGCGCCGGTCGTTTGCGCTTTCTGCATGGATGCAGCCTGGCCAAGCAGTTCCATGAAAGCCATCCCCATCTTGGCTGGATCTACCGTGCCGTCTAAAAATGATGTCTTCATAAGTACACCTCCAATACCTAGGCTGATTCTTCAGCCATTACGGGCGGAATGCCGGTCTCCTGGGAGAACCAGTATTCTTCGTCGTCTGGGATTCCCGGAACCTTGGATTTCGCCTTTTCCAGCTCTTTGCCTTCGAGGATGTTGTCATCCGACTCCGAAGCGCGTGCCTTTGACCATGAGAATTTTGGCCCGACTTTGGGCTGGATCATCTCGGCCAGTTGCTCGTCCGTCTCTGCGCCTAGCTTTTTGATGGTCTCTTGCTGGAGTTTGACCATTTTTTCCAGCAATTCAACCTTCTCAAGCGATTCCTGCGCACCTTTGACGAATTCGTTCAAGCCTTCGATATCGAATTCCTTGCCGATCTTCTCGACCAGGGCTTCGATTTCGGGAGCCTGCTTTTCCACAGTCTCCGGCTCTTCCTCTTCGACTTTGGCTTGCTTTTGCTCGATACCTTGTTCCTGGAGTTCTGCCTGCTTGATGGCAGTTTTGGCTTCCAGCGCTTCTTTGGCCAGCTCCTCGGAACCCATGATACCTGCTAAATAGGCCAGTTGTTCTTCTTTCTTCATTTGAGCCTCCTTCACTACTGCCAGGTCAGTAAACGGATTGTCCGCCATTTCCACAGGCAGGTCGGTCACTTCGTAAATGATATAGTTCACAATCTGGCGCGGGTCCGCTTTATCGCGCATTCCGTAGCCAGTGATTGACATTCCGATGTCGTAATCTTGCTGTGCTTTCAGGAGTCGGGCTGCTTCCAGTTCGGTCAACTTCCCGCTCATCACCAAAAAACCGTTGTCGTAGCCCACAAAATCGACCGGGTTTTTCCTGGCCGTCCCGGGGGCGTGCATGGAGGTGAAGACCGGGAACCCAAGCCCGTCCTTGTTCTTATGCCACCAGTCCACATAACGCTGGTGCGCCTTTTCGATCAGGATATCCTTGGAATGGTCGATGAAATTATTGCTCGGCCAGCCTACCCAGCGCCAATCGCCCTGGGCGTCCTTCTGGATGATCATCCCCGATTGCCCCTTTTCCATGCTGGTCTCGATCCCGAATTTCTTGGCAGCCGCGCGGATCTTGGGAAGCGCCTTACGTGCATCCGCGGCTCCCTGTCCACCCGCTTTGATCTGTTGGGCGGCGCGCGCCAGAGCATTACGCACATGTGCCTTATCGTGAATCGGGTATTTGCGTACCTTTTTCCCATCGCGGGTCACAACCAGCGCGAATTGGCTGTCGTCCAGCCCCTTACGCGCCTGAGTGGAAAGGTCTCTCTTGAATAAATCGACAGTTTTCTCCAGGATTCCGGTGTTTCTTTTATCCTGGGCCAACAGGGCTTCGATTTCCAGCAGATCCAGGTCCGCCTCTTTCAAGAATTCAGAAGTGGGCGTATCCATGATCGCAGAGACTCGCGTCCCAAACTCGTTCCCCACGCTTTTGATGTAAGTGGCTTTTTCCTGCGGTTCCAGCATGGGCGCGTTGACGATGTTGCGTACTAAGGTCTGGACATCCCAGGTCGCTTCGCGGATCTCGTGCGCTTTCTCTTCGGCCGCGCGCATCTCATCCATTTGCTCGAAAGTCAGCGGGCCACCGATGGATGCGGTTTCGGCATATTCTCCGCCCATGTAGCTTTTTTCGATTGGCTCGGCATCTTCATCGATGACCTCATCCTCATCCAGATCGATTTCTTTTTCAAGCAGCTCTTCGCCTTCCAGCTCATCCTCAAGCTCAGCCAGCTCTTGCTCTTTTTCCAATTCCAAACGACGCCGGTCTCGGCGCGCTTTTTCTTTGATCCGCTTGGCCTTGCTCATACGACTCTCCTCGCTGGCGTACAGCGCCTTCTGCTGCGCGCGGGCCTTCCCAGCCGAATCGTGGCAGCCCATACGCTTGCCCTTCGATCCGTCCGCGTTCTCTTTGTGTACACAAAAACGACCACCAGTCCTATAAACCTTATATGGCATCGCTGGTACCTCTTTCAAGATTATAGCATGTCAAAGTCATTTGTAACATATTTACAAGACAAAAATCATATCAACGCCGGACTCCCTGGCGGTATCCGATCATGATCGCATCCTGGATGTCTTGCGCAAAACGCGGCGCGATCTCCTCAGCCACGGCCACATCGAATTCGCGCGCCTCGAACCCGGGGTGATGCACTTCTCGAGACGTTACAAAGTCACCCGAGCGGATAGGCGCGCGGCTCGACAAGATCTTGGGGCGTGTGCCTGCCCGGTATCCAGGCTGGAATCGCAATAACCCGCCGCGGCGCTTCGGCCGGATGATATGGGCAGGGGAGCCGTAATTGACGATTGCGTATTGTTTTTTATTGGGCCCGCTGGCATAGACCGTAGCCGAAAGGTAATCCCGCTGGAATTTGAATTTCTGCGAGAAGTTGGGGGGGTGTTTCCAGCCCGCAACCGTCTTATCGAATTGCTTGCGCAAATCCGGCGCGGTCTTGTTGCGCAAGGTCTGCTTGATCTTCTCCAGGATCACAGCCTCGTTCAATAACGTTTCCGGCGCCGTCACTGTGACCTGTACACTGATCGCCATTAGCGTATTTCCCTCCAATCCATAGCCGCGCCCGTGGCCGCGTTGGTTGCTCCCACCCGTATCGCCGCCACGGTCAGGATATCCCCAACCGTACCCAAATAATTCACACTCAACGGGACTCTACCCGAGATTCCCGGTCGAGTAGCAGCCGCGCGCGCGCTGCCTGCCCCGGCATATCCAGACTCCAGCACCCTTCCGCCTGTCAGGGCGCTGGCAGCCACATCAAAGTTCACCAGAGAATTGGCGTCCACACTGGCAAAGGCGGCGCCCGTCAGAGTCGGGTTGAGAATAACCCGATAATTGATCGGGTTATCGTTCACGAACGACACATCCAGTGGGATGACGAGTCCGCGGTTTTCTTTGCTATTGAAAGTTGTTTTCAATTGAATGGAAAGTAAGGGGATCAGCGTGGTAGATACCGTGACGGTGGTCGCGCCGTTGGAGGCCGAGAAGGGAAATCCAGCGATATCGAACAAATCTGTTCCGCCCTCGCTCTTCACCGTGCCACATATGGCCAATAGTTGTGCGTTTGCGTTGGCCGGAATAGTATATTTGAACCCGATCCCATTATTCGCGTTGAAATAGCCGATCTCCATCACGGTATTTCCATCCGCGTTGTAAATTCTCCAGGTCAACGGTAGGCTGGGGTACTGCCAATAGCCATTCAGGCGCCGGTTATCGTTATAGATCTCGTGCAATAACACTTCCGCGCCATCTCGCACCAGCGCAAAGCGGACTCGACCCACTTTCAGAGACTGGAAATCCATCGAAAAGATCTGACTTTTGCTCCAGTCCACATCTGGCACGCCGTTATTCCAGCTCGTTTGTGGCAGGTCTACCACATCTGTGCCGTTGTTACGCACAAAAATAGATGCGACTCCACCACCGATTCCGGCCGCATCCAGTGTACCGGTGATATCGATCTTCTGCCCGCTTCCAGGCGTATAGGGGACATGGTAATGCAGAGGTAGGGTAGCAATCGTGCCAGCGTTGGCATCCCCGATCGCCAGAGTCACATCCCGCGTGGTGGCGTTATGGGCGATACTTGCCCCCCCGGCCGTGATCGATTCCATCAAAAGCGGCATAGCGTCCAACGTGAATTCCACATCCGCCCGCAGCCCAGTACCCGCTACCCGCAACCTGCCAAAAGCGTCCAACTGGGCCCCATCTGCCAACGAAACAGGCAGTGTATTGGCTTCTGACACAACTACATCCAGTTTACTGGTCGCATCCACTGCCCGAATGTAGCCCGCTAATGGGTGGTCAGTCCAGACCGCCTTGATCTTCTTCAGGTGCGACGCGATCGACATTACTTCAGACCTATCATTTTTCGCAACCGGTCTCCAACCGTCATATCCTGCCGGCTGGTATCCACCCGTCCGGCATCTTCACGGATGGTGTTCCCGCCGCGATCCCCAACCGTCTGGTTGCGCTTCTCGAGTCCCATCTTCCAGAACTCTTCCAACCCTTCGATGGCCGATTCCGGGTACAGTCCGCGCCGCACCAGTTCTTTTCCGGCTGCTTCCGGTGAGAAGACTCCCTGGTTAACCAGGATCGCCATCTCCTCCACGGCCTTGGTGCGCACTTCCTGGCGTTCCAGCTCTTCCTGTTCGTCCTTGTCCGAGAATTTGATGGTCACGCCGCGCGGCAGCACGCCGTAATTCTTGAAGCCTTCTTCCACCTTGCGCATCAGCACCGCAGGCCCCTTCCCGCTGGTCTTCCGGTGCAGGATCATACTCTGCGAGGCCGATCCGATGTTCCCGCCCGGGAGTGGCGCAAATTCCTGGTAGTCCACCCCAAACGACAAAGCCAACCCCGAGATATACCAGCGCATCTCCACATCGAAGTCGAACCCATCCGGCAGGTTGGCCAGGTCGATGGAAGCCGTGCTTACCGGCTTTTCAGGGTCCAGGGAGGCCAGCACAGCCGGGAGGATAAAGCGTACATAGCCCGAGTTATTGGCCTCCTCCTGCCCGCGCGCGATTTCATCCTGGATGTCCTGCCTGGAGACACCCGAGACAAAGTGGATTTGTTTATGCTGCCGTCCGCTGATCTTCTCATCCTTGAAGATCATGATACTGCGCACGATCTGCGCCACTCTCAATGCTCTCGTTACGGCACAGTACCCGACTCCGTGCATCCTTTCGATCGCAGACGGGTAATTCGAGAAAGGGATGACCTGGTACCACTGCAGTTTATGCACCCTGGCCTTGGAATCGGTGTAGATCACGGGGGTCTCCGGGTCTCCCGTGCGCACGCACTGCCCGCTGTCCAGGTGTGCGATTCCGATTACAGGCGCGTTGGCGCCCTTGAAGCGGCTGTTGGCATCCACTCCCGGGTCGCGGATCAGCTCGGTGAACCCGCCGTTATCCTGCACGTACAGGTCCTGGCTGAAGCGTTCCATAAAAGGCACCCAGCCCACTTCATCTCCGGCGATGGCGCTGTTCAAAATGTCGGTATACAGCGTGGTCAGGCGTTCCGGCCCTTCCAATTCCCAATCCAGGGTCGCGTTACGGAACGACATGGAGGCCACCGCGCCCGCTAAATAGGTCTCCGTAGGCCAGAACTCGCGCAGTTGCCGGTCACGTAGATGTACATTCTTTCCCCACGGCTCGATTGAATCCGCGGCACTGGCAATATTCCACGTAAAGACGAACGAGCCGCCATCCATCACCCCCGCGTCGGTAGGCTTTGGGAACTCCTGGACCGACTCTCGGATCGCGTCTTCGGGAAATTGGCTTTCAGGTTGTAGGGTTCGGGGTCTGCCGGCTACCATTTAGGCCTCTACTCTCTTTTTTTGCGAAAAAATATCCTTCCACGTCTCCGGTCTCCTCGCCGTCCGGGGTCAAACCGTTCACGACCTGCACGACTCCGGTCACCTTCTCTATCTTATCACGCAGCCATTCCGGGAGGCGGTAGACTCTCTCGGCCCATTTCGAATACTCTGGGATACTGGAGAGCAATTGCACATCCGGTGCGCACTCTTCCACGTGTACATACCCGTTGAAATACGGCACCATTTCCCCTTTCCCCTTCTCTCCGCACTTGATGCACGTCAATCCCTCGATTCTCACCGTCCTGGAGCTTATGATCTTCTGTACCGCCGTCACCCGCAAGGTGGTGCCGCACGCATTCGGTTTCCCGGGGATAATCGGGTGAGAAGGCTTGCAGAACGGGCACATGAGCA